GCGGCGGCTCGGCCTCGTGGTGCTCGGCGACGGCGACGGCAACGGCGTCACGCTGGCAAGAGACGAGGGCCGTTACGGCGCCTTCCTCATCCGGGTGCACGTGCCCAACGACCAGATGTACCCGCCGCGCCTGCGGATCAACGGCAAGGTGTCCGACGCCCGAGACGTGGTGGACGCCGTCCGTCACTTCCTGTCCGTGGTGCGTCCGGCATGGTGACCTTCGATCTGGTCCTCCAGGCAAATGAGGACGAGGTGCGCAGCGTCGCATGCGTGGAGATGAGCGACCTTGAATGGGAGGTGGTTCTGTGCTTCGAGCAGGCGAACGAGGCGCTGGAGCTGGCCGAGCTGGAGGAGATCCCCGTCCGCGCGGCCGTGCGACGGCTGGCGGGCACCCTGTGGCGCCTGCTCGACTATGCCGCCGACTCGTTCCCTCCGCCGCCCGCCCGTCGCATCAACGGCCTGGCGCCAGGGCAGGGGGCGGCTCTCAGTGCCGGTGAGCGCGTCTCCTCGCTGGTCTACTACCTGTCCGAGTACTCCGAAGCAACACTAGTGATCAAGAAGAAGTCACCCGTTCAGCGGTAGCAAGACCCCCCGATGCGGGGGGTAAGGTTGGGGCTCCACCGAGGAACGGAGCCCCAACCGATGCCCAAGAACACGCCGATCCCTGTTCGTCCCGTCAAGACCAAGCTGGGCAAGATCACCGTGACTGAGTACAAGGCGTCTTGCGTCAAGCGGGGATGCAAGGAGACGCGGACGATGTCCACCAAGGACCTGGCGGTGCGGGCGATGTCCGGCCACATCATGGCCGCACACGGCGACTCTTCATACTGCTGATCAATCGCGGGGGCCGGTACGCACCGGCCCCCGCGCCTATTCGAGGAGACAACGCAGATGAGCCGAGGTAAAGAAATCCGGGACATCATCCGTCAGCTAGAGGCCCAAGGCTGGACAGTGACCAAGGGAAAGCGGAGCGGTCACTGGAAAGCCATGGCGCCAGGCGGCAAGGGCATCGTCTACTTTCCCGGCACGCCGAGTGACTGGCGTTCCGTGGCAAACACGAAATCGCGGTTGCGCCAGCTCGGCGCAACCATCCAGTGAGGAGCGGCAAATGCGGAAACACAGTTCGGAAATAGTAAAGCGCTGGGTGTCCGGAGGCGTGTCCCGGGGCAACGTAGAAGGCGCGCGCGCGGCCGAGAAGCGCCAGCAGCGTTTCAAGGGCGGCCAGGACTGCCCGGCCAAGTGCGGGAGCGTGATCGCCTACGAGGTTGGCAAGGACCCACTGGTGTCCGTGCGCCGCCACCTGTCGGACCCCAAGGCGTGCCGCAAGCACCCGGCCAACCAGAAGCCCAAGAAGGCCAAGGGGTAACTCCCCTTGCGGGGACCCCCGCCACGGGGTGTAGAGTCGGAGTCGCTGGCCCGGAGCGAGAGCCGGGCCAGCACTCCCCCGCCAGGAGGAACCAGTGTTCTCGATCGACCTCACGCCCAAGGGCATCACCTGGACGTGCACCATTTCGCCGTGCAACGCCCAGGGCCTGCTCACCAATCCGCTGGAGGCCGCCCAGGCGGCCATTGCGCACCGGGACGAGAAGCACTCCGGCCACGTCTGGAGCGCGCGGTTCGAGGAGGCCTGTCGCGTGGCCGAGGTCTACCTGAGCAATCGGGGCCTGGGCCTGTGGCACGCGGACGGCAAGAGTCAGGAACTTGCGCTCCCGGAGCTGGTGGCCGTGGTGGCCCAGGCGGTGACCCCTCCGGGAATCGTTCTTCCCCGACCGGAGGCGCCAGTGAACCCGTACGACATTCGCAACATTCCCCTCCAGCAGTCCGACGCGCCAAGTCGCAACTGGTCAACCAATCACCAGGTTCGCTGGTCGGTTGGCGAGGCTATCCAGATGCCGCCGGAGGGGAAGGGCTGCAAGGCGACCGGCGCCCGCGTCGGCGAGGAGGTAGAGATCTGCGCGTTGTGCCTGCACAACGCCGTCAACGTCGCTCACGTGTTCGCCATTGGTGGACGCGTTACCCGAATTGCAAACAACTGAAATGGAGCACCCGATGGACCAGCAGCACACCGATAGCGCCTGGGATGCCGAACAGGTCAACCCGTGGAACGACCCCGTCAACATCGTGCAGAAGCACATTGCGCACCTCACCCGAAGGGCCAACGCCCACAGCGACCGCGTGACCGCCGGTGGCGACCGGGACATGAACGCCGCCCTCGTGGAGTCCACGCGCGCCGTGGAGTACCTGTCGACGGCCTTCGAACTCCAGAGCCTGCTGGCCGAGATCCGCGAGGCCCAGGCGGCCGAGGCCGAGGAGCGCCAGCGCCTGAACGCACAGGCCGCGAACCGCGCATACCAGCAGGGCCTGGCGGACGGCGTTGGCCAGCGCAACGATCGGATGCGCGACGAGGCCTCCGCCGTCCGTCGCATGACACACGGAAACCCGTCAGACGACCGTGATGGGGAGGACATGATCATCCCCAAGGGCTACATCGCCGCCTGGCAGCATCAGCACACCGAGCCGGACGGAACCATCATCTCCCAGGAGGTCTACGGCATCCTGGACACCGACGTGCGCCAGGGCGACACCAGGGCGGTGATCGTGTCCGGACCGGACACGCACGTGATCGCCCTGGACCGGATCCGGTTCGCGCCCAAGCTGCACACGCTGGTGGCCGAGCGTGACCTGAAGAAGTTGGACGCCCTTCAGGTCCTGCACGCCGATGGCAGCGCCGTGCGCCTCGTGGACGGCATGGACGGCACCAGCGAACTGAACGCCTACGTCCACAACCTCGCCGAGGGCGAGGGCGTGGAAGGAGCCAAGCCCGGAACGTACGTCCGTCTCACCATCAACCAGCAGGACAACGGCACGCGCGCGCTGGCCGATATCAGCCGCACCCAGTGGCACCAGCTCAATGAGGCCGTGGAGGCCCTGTACGCGCGCCGCCTGATCATCAACGCCGAAAGGGCCGAGTCGTGAGCGACGGACCGGTTAACAGCCGTCACGGCCTGCTCCTGGAGCTGGAGCAGCTGCTGGCACGCACCGCGCGCGGCGACGTGGCCGACGCCAGCGCGGACATCCTGAATCTGATCAACAAGGCCTACGCCGAGGGCTACCGCGATCACGAGGCCAGCAAGCACGAGCTGGAGGTGACCGGTACCCAGATCCGCAACGGCGCCGGGGAGCTGGTCGGCTACTTCGCGGACCCGCCGGAGCGGATCACCGTCAAGGGCACGCTGGGCAGCAACCTGAACGCCTACGTGCACGGGGACGGCCACCTCCACGTGCGGGACGAGGAGGACAGGGAAACCGTCGCCATGTTCGAGGCGCCCCCCGGCATCGAGTTCGAGATCGACCGCACGAACGACCGCCAGCTGAGCGCGCCCACGCCGGAGCCCGTGGTGCTCTTCCTGGAGGGCGGGGACTACGAGCTGGAGCGCTCTGCCAACCGCGTCACCATCACGGACGTGCGCGCCGATGAGCGCGTGGTCACGATCGTCCAGCCGGACAACTCCGGCTGGCGCGTCCGGCGCATGGGTGAGCTGGACACCGAGTTTCCGCCGGTGCCGCCGTACACGGTGGACCAGGCCATCGCCGAGATCCGCACGCGGTGGGCGGCCTCGCGCGCGGCGGTCGAACCGCACTACGTGGTTGGCCTGCCTCACGACTTCGCGGACAAGATCAAGAAGCGCCTGGAGCCCGTCGTGGTGCAGGGCAATGGGAGCGAGATCACCGCGCTGTCCGAGGCCGTGGCCCGTGGCGTGCGGGAGACGCTGGACACGGTCATGGATCAGCTGGATGCGTGGACCGAGTGGGATGCAGAGAAGGGCTTGAGGTAGTGGCATTCGTCAAGAAGTGGCAGCGCGAGGTGAAGGTGGGCGACCAGGCCAAGGGCCCCGACTTCACCACGACCAAGACCGTACGGGGAACCGTACTGGAGGCGAACTCGCGGTTTGTGATCATCCGCCGAGCCGACACTGGTGACCGTGCGTCGATCCGCCGCGAGGACCTTCAGCGGCCGGTGAACTGATGGCTGCCCGGCCGGACATCAAGGAGGGCTCCACCGTCCTGGTGCTCACCGAGGACGGCTGGAAGCGAGGCGTGGCCACGGTTGTGCACCGGGACCGCCACGGCCCAATTGCCGTGGTGGTGGACGGGAAGCGCTACGGCGTGTCCAAGTTCGCCAAGCGATGAAGACGGCGGCCGGTGCTTCTTCAAGCACCGGCCGCCTGTCGTTTGAGCGCCGACTGGACAACCCCCCGCGCAGGGGTGTAAATTGCCACTCGTCCGGACACACCGCCGGACACGACCAAGGAGGTATCCGAATGACCGCGAAAACCGTCATGGGCATGAAGGTCGTCGACACGTTCCAGGTCCCCACCGGCGCCACGGACCGCAAGGACCGAGTCCTGTACTACCACCAGATCACTGGCCTGGTCCTGTCCAACGGTCACCGCACCTACGGATGCGCGCACGAGGACTGCGAGTACACCAACAACAACCTGAACAGCATGCGCCCCCACCTGAACAAGCACGGCAAGAGCGGCGACCAGACCACGCCCAAGGCCCAGCGCGCCAAGGCCGCCGCCGAGGCCGCAGCCAACGCCAGCGCCGAGGCCTTCCCCAAGCTCCGCATGAGCGACGTGGCAGCCATGAGCCTGGAGGACATCCTGACCCTGATCAACAAGGCCCACCGCATCGTGCAGGGCGGAGACGCCGCCACCTGGAAGGCGCGCGCCCTGAAGGCCGAGGGCGACCTGGGCGCACTGCGCGACCTCATCCGAGGAACCGGCTGATGGCCGAGGAGTTCGTGGCCGCCGTCTCCCCATGGACGGCGGCCACCGCCCCCAAGACGTTCAAGCCCAAGTGCGCCGAATGTGGCCAGCGCGTCGGCACCTCCACCCACGGACGCGACCACAAGTTCTCGTGCGGCCTGTCCTGGTGGCCCAACGCCCGGTGGCCGCTCCCCCGGCGCAAGCCCGGCCTGTCCATCGAGCAGCCGGACCGTGCGCACTGGCCCGAGGTCGCCCACGCCAAGCGCACCAAGCAGTACCGACACCCGAGGAGTACCTGATGGCCACACCACCTGGAGATCGGGCATTCGTCCGGCTGTACCTGGACGTTGATCAGTGGAAGTCGAACAAGGACAGCATGGTCTGTCTCGCTTGCGCCAGCGCCAGCGGCGTGAGACAGGGCGCACGCGCCAGCGGCAACCGCCTGCCGGTCTGGGCCTGCTCCGCCTGCCAGGCACGTCTGGCCCGACTCAAGCGAAAGGGCGAGAAGAAGTGAGCGAACCCGAGGACTGCCAGGAGCCGCGTACTGCGGCCCAGCGCTGGGAGGAGGCGCAGGAGCCGTTTCACTGGACCCGCAACCGGCACATGAAGTGCTTCCCCTATGGCGTGGAGTTTGAGCCGGTCACGCTGGAGCCCTGGCCCATGCCAGTTTGGCGCTCCGTCGCGTCCCTGGCTGACACGTTCGGCGAGGTTGACCAGCGCCCACCCGAGGGCCTGCTGTGGACGCTGGGCCGCAACGGCGGACGCGTCGGCAAGCCATGGCGCTTGCGTGGCCCGTTCGTCGTCACCTACGACTCGGACGGCCCCAACTTGCTTGTGGCGCGCGGCGGAGTGATCGAACGTCATGAGCCCCAGGTTCTCCTGGCGACCTCGGTCCGCATCACCCCTCTGGATTCGGATGGCCAGCCGACTGGCCCGAGTCGCGTCATGCAGGGCGTGGCCGATGTGCTGGTAACCCTGCGCCCGGCCGTGGAGGACGCCGCCGTGGCGGTTGGTCACCTCGCCCACGCCACGATCACCGCCACCGCCCAGCTCAAGCGCTTCACGTACTCCCGAGTGCTGAACGCGTTCTACATCGCGGACCGGGTGCTCACCTGGACCCGAGACAACCGGCCCGTGTGGATCCACCGCTCCTGGCTCCGGCCCGGCCCGGCGATGGGCCTCACTCGCCGCCAGAGGCGCTCGCAGCGCCGCATCCACCGCAGGGGGACCCGATGAGCCGCAGGCGCCGAGACGACGCCGCAGAGACACGCGCAGACCGCGCGTACTCGCGCCGCAACATCCTGGACGGTGTCCAGGCCATGTGGCGCAAGCCCGTGGAGTTCATGCCGGAGCCCCGCGAGTTCACGCTTCTCGGCGTGACCGTGCGGGACGTGGAGCCCGCCGTCCAGATGCCGGGCGACCGCATCACCTTGCGCGACCGGTACGGCCGCGTGGCGTTCGATCAGGTGGCGCCCGACTGGATGATCTCACTCCGGTCCTACAGCCAGTTCGTCACCGACAACCCGAGGCCGCTCACGCTTCGCCAGCGCGCCAAGGCGGTGCGTCGTGGCCGACGATGAGAGAGCCAAGCGCAAGAAGGCCCTGAAGCTGGTGAAGGGGGAAGGCGGCCGAGCAACGAACAAGATCATCTGTTTCCACTGTCGTCAGACCATCCGCTGGTATCCCTGCCCGAGATGCAAGAAGAGGCCCACGTGAAGATCGTCAAGTTCTGCGCTGGCGTTCTCTGCGCCGTGGCGGTGGCGCTCCTGGCCACCACGGCTGGCCTGCTCCTTATGGGTGAAGTTGCCGAGCTTGTCCACAATCTGATCAAGCGCTGACCTGTGCAGATACCCACAATTCCCCAGGCCACATGGGGCATTGTGGGTATCCCTATTTGACACCCCGGATCGGGGGGCGTAGTTTTCGTGTCAGCAGGAACGACCGACACAGGGAGAACCGCAATGATGGTCATCGCATCCACCCGCCCGATCAACTTCGCCACCCCCAAGCTGAACCGCACGGCGATCATCCCGAACGCCGCCTACCTGGGCATCACCGCCCGAGTGACCTGCGCTGCGTTCGGTCGGTTTGAGGTTGAAGTGCAGGACGCGACGCTGGCCACGACCTCGGAAACGGTTCTCCTCAACGACGATGGCACCTGGGAGATCGGCCGACTGAGCGGCGTCAACTGGAAGACGGACGCGGTGGGCGTTCCCACCGGCCGGGAGGCCCTCGTCCTCGCGGTGGAGATGGCCGCCGAGTGGCTGACCCTGGGCCGCTAGTCCAAACGGGTGGAGCTGGGGAAACTCCAGCTCCACCCGTTGCACTGCCCGGATATCGGGGGGTAAAGTTCACATCAGCAGGAACGACCGACACCAAGCCGGGAGAACCACCATGACGCGCTTCACCTCCGCCGCCGAGATCGTTGACAACGCCTTCAGCGACTCCTGGGAACTGCGCTGTAACCCCAAGCTCCGCGTTGACCTCCCCAATGCTGTGTTCGTGGCCGCCGACTACTTCGCTTGCGACCTGGGTCAGTTCAAGGGCATGGACGTGTCGGACCCCGAGGCCTACGCCTGGGAGTTCGCCGCCGAGGTCATGCTGGCTCTGGGCCTGGACACCGTCGACAAGATCAACGACCGAGGCGCCGAGATCGCCGAGGCCCGATGGAAGGCCGCCAAGGCCCGCGAGGCCGCCCGCGACCTGGCGCAGGCCGAGTTCAGCTACCACGTGTCCGGCTGGGACTCCAGGGGCGTGGAGCTGATGGACACCGGATTCTGCTCGGACATGGGCCTCTACGCCAGCATGGAGACACTGGAGGAGGCCGAGGCCTGGGCGGCACACCAGTTCGCCACCGACGCCCGCGTCTTCTACGTGAACGTCACGATCTACAAGCGCACCCCGGCCACGGTCGGCTGGCGCTTCCACAAGGGCGTGAAGACCATCCACCGCCCGGCGTGACTCCAAGGCCCCTGACCTAAGTACCTGGTCAGGGGCCTTGTGTTATCCGATGATCGGGGGGTAAAGTTCGGGTCAGCAGGAACGACCCGGACAAACCAGGGAGAACCCGATGACCGCCACGCTCACCGACCTGATGGCCCGCACCGACCTGACGGTGATCACCGTCGTGACTGCGCCCGCCTGCACAAACGACCGCTATGTCTACGCGGTGGCCCAGGCTTCCCGCCACCTGACCTACAGCTACATGGTCCGTGTCGCAGACGGCGTCCTCGTGGGGCGCGTCCGGCGCGACTTCCGGGAGACGGTCGGGAACGCCGTTGCCGTGAACTCCTCGGGATCGGTCGTGGCGCGCGGCGACGTGGAGGACTGCCTCCTGGCGCTCTGGCAGGCGGACACCGGCTCACTCTCGCCGGTCGCCCGCAAAGTGATGGCCGCCGCACTCTGACTCCCACAAGGCCCCTGACAAAGTCGCAGATCAGGGGCCTTGTGCTTCCCCCGCCTCGGGGGGTAAAGTTCACGCCAGCAGGAACGACCGGGACACACCAGGGAGAACCGAAATGCGCACCTACGTTGCCACCACCGTCACCATCAACTCCTCCAAGGTCACCCACTGGGGTTCAGAGAACGGAACGGGCTGCGGTGCGGGCGTCGGCGCTGGCAAGGCGATCAACCTCGTGCAGGCAGACACCGCCACCTGCAAGCGTTGCATCAAGCTCATGGCCGCCCAGGTGGAGCTGGCTCACGCTGCCGCGATCGCTGTGAACGACAAGCTGGTCAGCATCGCCCGCCTGGAGGCCCACCCCTCGCAGGAGGCGCGCAGTGCCGCCTACGACATCCGGGACGAGCTGCTGGCCGCTGGCTTCGCCCAGCAGGCGATCGGCAACGTTCCTTCCAAGGCCGCCGAGTTCGCCGCCGCCGCTCAGGAGCTGAAGGACATGGACCTGGCGGCCTCCGCCAAGCTCGTGGAGCTGGTGTCCGGCGCCCCCGAGACCGCGTACCCCGAGGCCGTCAAGCTGGACACCTGGCTCACTGAGGGCCTGGTGCTGGTTGGCCCGGCGACGGACTCCCTGTACGTGTTCGAGAACTGGGGGCCGGGTGGCGCTGTCCTGCGGCACGTGGACACTGGCGTTCTGGAGGCCGTCGCCCAGGCAGACGTGATCAACTGGAAGTACCTGCCTGGCGTGGGGTCCGAGGAGATCCTTCCGGTCGAGGTGCGCCTGGGCGACGTGATCAAGTTCCATCCTGAGGGCTCGTACCGCAAGGTGCGCTCGATCGTCCGTCACGGGGACACCGGCCTGTTCTCGTTCTCCATCGAGGGTTCGACGATCGAGTTCGTCCGCCACGTCCTGGAGCCGGTGCGACGCAAGGACCTGACCACGCCGCGCCGGTAGCCCGTTCGGGTGGTTTTGGGTGGCAGGCCTAGACACCCCCCGACTCGGGGGGTTAAGGTTGCCCTACAACAGCAACCACGGAGGCCAGAATGAACACCTGCATCACGGTCGTCATCCGCAACGCCCAGAAGGTCCAGATCGCGGACAACAGCTTTCCCACCATGAAACTGGCCGAGGACTACGCCAAGGCCATGTTCGCCCGGAGCATCACCACCCACCACGCGGACTTCGAACTCCACTCCGCCAAGGGCCCCAAGAAGGTGTGGAGCAAGGACCGTAACGTCAAGAGCTGGACCCGCCAGGACTACCTGAAGAACCGCTAGCCCGACCGGCCCCCGCCCCACCGGCGGGGGCCTCCCCCTCCCGACAGGAGACCGCCCCCGATGCGCATCACGTCCCCGCTCCCCGGTCAGCGCCTCGCGCTCGTGGAGTTTGACTACCCGCACGAGTACGAGGACCGGGTACCGCCGATCATGGACGCGCCGCTGGACCAGGCCACCGTGATCACGTCCCTGGTGGACGGCCAGGACCTCCACAAGCCCATCCTGGACGTGGACCTCCCCGTCTCGGTGCGCAAGGGCGAGGCCCAGTACGAGGGCCTCTACGGCCTCACGCTGACCACCCCCATGCTCACGGGGCACGCCCTGGCGTTGGCCGACACGCTGGAGCTGGCCGGTCTTGGCGTGCGCGGCGTCTCGCGCAACGCGGACGCTGTCACCGTGACCTTCAGCGCCCGCGCGTTCGTCATCCCCTCCAGCACGCCCGGCCACGGCCACCTCTACGTGGACAGGGCCATGCACTGGTCCATGTATCAGAAGCTCCTCAACGAGCTGGTGGACCAGAACGTCCTGGAGCCCGGATACGTGGGCGCCAGCGAGGCGCGCGGCTGGACGTGCGTGCGCCTCCCGTGGGTGCGCAAGTGATCACTTGGGAAGAGGCGTTCGGGCCGGTGATCGCTCGAACGCCTCGCCGCCCGTCTCCCAAGAAGCCATGCACCTGGTGCGTGCGCCGCTGGCAGATGCCCGCCACGCACGTGAGCAAGTGGCCGGAGTGGATCACCGTAGAGGACGAGTATGAGCGGGAGAGTCACCGCTGGTTCCCCTCTCGTCGTGTTCTCCTTTGCGCTCTTCATGTCCGATTCGCTGCGCGGTACGAGGGCGTCCGCGTGTACCGATTCAGGAAGGTGTGACATGGGGGGAACCCGACGCGCACGCGCGGCCGAGTGGCGCCTGGTCACCTGGTCCTCCATGCGCCCCCGACGCTGGCGCCTGCACGTGAACCACCGTGTCCGCAGTTCCTACTGGGCGGACCACCTCGGGGAGCGCGTGTACATCATCATCAACCAGGACGACACCCAGACGGCGTGGATGGAGTCCACGTATATGCGTCTCCTGGCGATGCGCACGGCGCCCAAGCGCAAGCAGAGGAGGCGGAAGTGAGGCGCAAGCCCTTGTTGTGCCGCGTGGGCCTCCACGCGTACGTGCCAGCGGCGGCTGGACGCGGTCCGGCCCGACCGGGCCAGTGGTTCAACCTGCTGACCCTGCCTCGGTGCGCGCAGTGCGGCCGATGGAAGCCCAAGAGGTGGTGGAAGTGACGCGCTCGCAGCCCCGAGGCACGACCAACCGGAACGAGCGGGGGAGCGCCGAGTCCCGCCGTCGCCGGAAGGTGTGGCTCCTGGAGCAGTTCGGCAACGGCAAGCGTGCGCGCTGCTCCACGTGTCCGACGTGGCTCACGTTCGAGACGATCACCGTGGACCGGTGGCCGGTCGCCGGATGCGACGGCGGCCGGTACGTGCGAGGGAACATCCGGCCGCAGTGCGCGCCGTGTGCGTCTGCTCAGGGCGGCGAGCTGGGCGCGGTGCGGAAGGCTGCTCAGGCGGCCGAGCTGTGGCGTTACGCCATTCCGGTGACGTTGCGCCCCGTGGTTTGACAAACACCCCGAATCGGGGGGTAAAGTGGTCCTCACACACCAACCACCCAGGGGGCCACCATGAACGCCATCCAGATCCGCACCTTCGCCTCCGAGGCCCTGGGCGTGACCTACGTCGTCCAGACCAACACGGGCGGCAAGGGGGAGCGGGAGCTGGGCTACGTCACCCGCATGGGACAGGCGTTCATGGCCTACAGCATGGGCGGCCGGGCACTGAAGCTCTACAGCCTGGAGTCCCAGGCCGTGGCGTCCTTCAAGTACCCCCGCTAGTCCGATCGGGTGGAGTCGGAACCAACCGACTCCACCCGCTTGACCACCCCCACCTCGGGGGGTAAAGTTCAGTACATCAGGAACGACCGGAACGGACACGGGAGAACCCAATGCGCACCTACACCTCCGGCAAGGGCAAGGTCCACCACATCCCCGCGCGGAACGAGCAGGGCACAGGCTTTCTGGCCGGGTACACGATCTACCGGTGCGGCCGGGAGTCCCTCAACGCCGTGGCTCACGCCAACGCTACCGCCACGTGCCAGGGCTGCCTGGGCAAGCTGAACACGGACGTGTTCGAGGCGCACTGGCAGGCCGAGCGTATGCGCCAGCAGGCCGAGAGCGAGGCGGCATACGCCCGCATCGCCGAGCGCGAGGAGGCCGACAAGGCCGCCCGCCAGGCCGCCAAGGTCACGCCCGCCGTGCACGTGGTGAAGCTGGAGGCGCTGCCCAACTACGGCGTGGACACCTGGGCGTCCGACGCGTCCAAGGCCAGCGACACTGAGCCACGCACGGTCTACCGCATGCACTCGCGCTACGGCCGTGGCTCCCTGCGCTTCACCGTGTTCTACATCGGGCCGGAGGGCGAGGGGCGCCGGGTGCACCAGGGCCCCATCCTGCCTGGCCCGTACTGTGCCATGAGCCCCATGTCCTCAGTGATCAGCGCCTGGGCTACGCCGCGCGAGAACGTGGTGGAGGTCAAGGAGGGTGACGTGCTCATCCTCAACGGGGTGCCCATGATCCTGATCGACGACCAGTCCATGGACTACCCGCACGCCGTCACGCCCGCCGAGTACGGCGCACGTCTCGCCGCCCGCGAGGTGGCCAACCTGCGCAAGGAGTCGCTGACCGCCACCGGTGAGCACGCCTGGGACATGGCCCTCCAGGAGGTCCAGACGCGGATCACGGGTCTCTATCGCAACGGCCACACCGTGCTCCCGTTCGCGTTCGAGCCTCCGCTGGTCAAGGTCGTGCCGGAGCACGTGCTTCACCTGAACGACGGCGACCGGCTCCGCGTGCTGGGGGCCGAGACCATCATAGAGCCAGGCGTCTGGGCGACGCGCCTTTACCCGTCTGGCGAGGAGGCCGAGACGGAGTGGTGGCCGCTCAAGTACCTCATCCAGGACGAGGCATCGGCGTTCGAGCGGTTCCGCCCGCACGTCCTGGAGCGCTCGAACGGCCTGTCCTACCTGGTCCTGGGTTCCGAGACGTGCAGTACCACGGGGTTGCGCGGAGTGTGGCTCAACCCGGTCGGCGACGACTACCCGCGATGGGTGGCGGAGGACATCCTCCTGCGCGACTACGCGGCACCCGCACGCTAGCAATCCACCAGGTGGGGTAGGTGCCACTACCCCACCCACATCTCCCCCGCAACGGGGTATAAACTGGAGGTATGGACGTGAACGACCCCGTGGCAAGCCCGAGTGGCCTGTACGCGCCACTCACGGCGGACGTGGTTCACCTGCTCACCAGGCTCTCTGAGCGCTACCGCCTGGAGACCGCGACCACCGAGCACGAGCCGGACGACAAGCGCCACCGCATCGCCGCCGAGGGCCTCAAGCGCCTGGGCGTGGCGGGCGGCCAGGAGCGTCACATCCTGGACCAGCTGGCCTGGCTCCACGCGACGCTCCATCAGCGCGACCTGGACCAGCTGAAGATCAAGGACAAGGTCAGTGTGACCCTGCGCTCTGTGAATCGCCCGGCCCTTGGGTGCTCCCTGTGGACGTTCCAGGCGGCCGTTGGCTGGATCGAGCGCGACCCGTTCAGCGAACACGTGACCAGGCTCCGCGTCCGGTACGACGGCCAGCGGTACGAGCTGAAGGGAGTGGAGCTGAAGGACGTGCGGCCGGTGCGGACGGCCGCCGACTGAGCCCCGAAAGGGGGTGCGCAAGGTGCCTGTACCAGCGGTTCGTAGCCGGTGGCGCAGCAACAAGGATGGCCGCGTGGTGACCGTGCTCCGGGTGGACGGACGGAAGGTGTACGTCGCCGACGCGAACGGGCGAGCACGAGCAAAGTCGCTCGATCACCTGTGGTTTGACGCCAGCATGTCCGGTCAGAAGTACTACCGACCAGCGTAGGGAGAACGAGGTCATGGTGAACGTACTCAGCTACATCCTGGCGGTGGCCATCATGGCCTCCCCGTTCGTCCTCGTGCTGGGCCTGGTCCTGGTGGCTCGCTGGCGCAGGAGCCACCAGGCTGACCGTGCCGCCCAGGCGGTGGCCGAGGCTCAGCGCCGAGCCGACATCCAGTACTGGCTCAACCTCCGGAACTCGGCGCACGAGGGAAAGCTGGCGCGGCTCGTGCTGGAGGCCCTGGGCTTCCCTGCGGCCTCGCTGATCGTGTCGGTACCGAGTGACCCCTACGAGCGTCAGAGGGCCGTCAGAAACGAACTGTGGGCCTGGGAGGATCCCACGCACCCGGTGGCCCTGCATCGGCTGGCCCAGCTGGACCCGCACGGCCACCTCCGGATTCAGGTCAAGATCCAAGACAGCATCCACCGCAAGGGATTTGCGGTGCAGTGGTGAGGACTGCATGAGCGTAGAAGCAAGAAAGGCGGAGGCGCGCGCCGCCGCCCGGGGATTCACCCCGCATTTCCAGAACAGCCGTGGATACATGATCGCCACCATTAAGGGATTGAACAAGACTCAGGCCCGCATGGTGAGGGAGCGGTTCGAACTGGAGGGCTGGTCAGCCAGCTGCAAGAACAATTACACCGAGGTCCGCGCAGAGCGGAAGATCTGAGAGGCAGACATGAGCAAGCAGGATGACGCGCGACGCATCGCCGCTGGACTCACCTACACGGTGAGCACCACGAGGAGGAAGGCCACCGCCGAGGTCGTGTGCCCGTCACCGGCGGACGCCAGGCGCGTGCTCAGTGCATTCGGCAAGGAGGGGTGGAAGACCTCCATGACCGGGCCGGGCAACAAGACCGTGCACGCCGAGATCTCGCTGTGAGCGAGGCAATCCGCCGCCACGATCTCGTGGCGATCGGCGGAAAGCAGATTCGCGTGACCAAGTCCGGCGGTGAAATCACTGCCGTACTTCAGTACGCGGCAATGGCGGAAATGAAGCTGGCGCGAGGTAGGTACGTGCGCCGAGGCTGGACCGTTGTCAAGACCAGTGCATTCACGATCGAAATCAAGGTGAAGTTTTGAGCCCCGAAAAGAAGCGTCGCGCCGAACTTGCAGCAGTTGGCGGCGACCTCAAGAACGTACGTGTAGCCGGAACGACGATCAGTGCACGGATCGTATTCAACAGCATGGACCTCGCCGAGAGGGCCGCGAAGCAGCTCCGGAGCAAGGGGTGGGGCGCCAAGGTCACCGACTTCACGGTTCAGGCGCTGGTGGTGCTGGCATGAGCGCCACCAGTAAGCAGCGTCGGGCCGAGGCCAACGCACAGAGCAGCAGGGTTCAGTTCCGCTCTGGCGGCCGGGGATCGCTGATCGCCTCGTACTCGCCGAGCGCGACCGGAAGTGAGGCGCGTGCCCGTGCGGTGCGTGACGCACTCAGGAGCAAGGGCTGGCTCGTGGTGATGGATCGGGACTTTACGATCACCGCGACCGTGGATGTGTCGGACTAAGCCATGGACGCGGAACGGCAGCGCCGCACCGAACTGAATCTGGTTGGCGGGAACGTCCGTAGCGTGAGCGTCAAGGACGGGTTCTAGTGGCTTGAGGGACGTGGTCAGAGACGCTGGCCACGTCCCTCGTGTCCCCCTCGCCCCGGGGGGCTAAAGTGGTATCCATGACCAGAACCAAGGCAACAGCGCTTGCCATCGTGGTGGCACTCCTCGGGGTGCTGCTCAGCGCTACCGGCTCCGCCCCTACAGCGCAGACGCAGACCACGACGTGTCAGCCGACGCCGGAGGGGACCGCCCTCAAGATCGCCATCATGGGCGACTCGATCTCTACCCCGTTCGGCGCCAGCGTCCCTGAGCGCTCTTGGCCGGTGATGCTCCAGACGCAGGGCGCCACGCACGGTTGGGGTGTGACCCTGAACGCGCTCGGCGCCACGCACGCTGGCGAGTACGTGCCTGGCGGAAACCTCAACTGGGTGGCGCAGAACGTCCGCGTGTCCCGGCCCGACATTGTGACCATGAACTTCCGGACCAACGAACAGGTGGGGTTCGGACAGAGCCCCGCCCAGCTGAAGGCCAACCTCCTGGTGTTGATGGACTTCATCCGTGCCGAGTCGCCCAACACGCGGTTCGTGATGATCAACCCGCCGATCATGTTCTACCACGTGTTCAACACGACCCCGGCCACCCAGGCCGACTACATCCGGGCACTGTGGGAGGCAGGCAACGAGCGGGGCGCCTGCTGGGTGGACCTCAAGCCGTTCTTTCCGACCTCGGGCCCGGACGCCCGGAGCCGGGTGTTCCTGCCGGACGACATCCATCCGGGCGACATCGGGCACGCCGTCTTCTTCGCGGCGATCTATACGGCCCTCCTCCAGGCGTGCGGCCTCCGATAGCGACGCTGGAAAAGATGCTGGTCAGGCCCCTTGCGCTGACCAGCACTCGGGGGGTAAAGTTCACCTCACAACAGCAGGAACGACCGAGACACACGGGAGAACCCAATGCGCGCAAACATCGGCTCCATCGGATTCGGCAAGACCACTCACCTCCTGTCCGTCATGGACACCGCCGTCTGCGGCGTCAAGGGTGGAAGCGCCACCCCGAAGGACGGCCCCTACTCCCGGGTGACCTGCAAGCGTTGCCTGAAGACGCTGGCCAGCATGATCAAGCTGGCCGAGGAGAACGCGTACGCCGAGGACGCCCGCCGGGAGCTGGAGACCGAGCGCGAGACGGCCGCCGCCGCCCACGTGCACGGCCTCACCATGTCGACCAACCAGCGCCGCGCCGCCCGCCGGGCCCAGGCCGCCAAGCTCCGCGCCACGACCGCCCAGACGCGCGCCGCCGCTCGTGCTCGCCGCGTCAAGCGCAACGGCACCCCGGCCCCCGCCCGGACCCTCCTGGTGGCCGCTGGCCTGCCGGACGCCCTCGCCGAGCGGTACGCCGGTGCGTTCTCCCGTGGCGTGGAGACGGCGAACCCGTCCACCACCAAGCGCATCCGCACCGGCGCCCACCGCTCCAAGCGCGTCGCGGTGAAGCTGTTCACGGCCACCGAGTTCGCCGACCGCCTGGCGACCTACCGCCCCAAGAACCCGATCCACGCGAACGCGTTCGCCCTCGCTGCCTGAAGCACCGAGCGGGGGCCGGTCCACCACCGGCCCCCGTTGACGAATGAATCGTTCATCTCTCAACGCCTGGAGAACCCGATCATGAACCGCAACGTCTCGCTGGTCCTCACCATCATCCGTGACGCCAAACTCCCCGCCGTCCTCGAACTGGGCGACGAGTTCAAGGACGTGCAGTACCGCTCTACCTGGGGACCCACCGGCACCGTGGGCCTGGTCCGGCTGAACGTCAAGGACCTGGACGCCCACGCCGACGCCTTCGACTGGATCGGCCAGCACCCGGACATCAAGGTCCTGGAGAGCCTGTGTGAGGACCCCGGCCCCGAGGACAACGGGAGTACGGAAATCCTCGTGGTCCAGGTCATCGACGCGCGCGCCGCACGGGCACGCCGCAACGCCGAGGAGTTGCGGGTCAAGATCGGCAAGCGTCGGCTGGAGTCTCGCAACGACCTGGGCGGCACCATGCCCGCCGCCATGGCCGTGGACTTCCACCTGGGCAAGGTCGTTCGCTGGGAGGCCGAGCACGAGTGCTGGAGGCGCATTGCCGACAAGCCCGAGGACTTCCGCGCGGTGCTCAGCTCCGCCGTGGTGGACCTCATCCAGGGCATCGGGCACTCGGCGGACGCCCTGGAGGACGGACTTCGCGCGCACAAGCTGGAGGGCCTGCGCTCGTTCGTCCGCCGGGCGCGCGTCTACATGGACCCCGAGGACGCGGTGGACGCGCTCCTGTCATTCTGACCCGTACGACCAAGCGAAAGAGGGGGAGCCGACTGTGGCTCACTGGAAGAAATTCGGTATCGCCAGCGGCAAGGCCGCGTGGAAGGCGGGCGCCTTCCTGCTCAAGTGGGGGGCCAAGCCCGCAGCCAAGGGGAGCGTCTGGACCATCAAGAAGGTAGCCGTGGACCCGGCCGCCAAGAAGATCGTGAACTGGAGCCTTGTCGAGAAGGGCCTGGGCGCCAAGCACAAGATCCAGGAGATGCGGGAGCTGATCAAGAACGGTCAGTGTGCCAACTGCGGAAAGAAGACCTCCACGGGCTTCTTCGGCGGCCAGGACGACGTGTGTTCGGCCTCGTGTGCCCAGGCCATGGCAATTGCCTACAACGAGGTGAAAGAGGTCAAGGTCCCCGATACGGAGACCGACTCGAACAGCCTCTATCTGGCGTGCGGGTGCAACCGGCTGAACATGTTCCACGGGTCCAGGTGTATTGCCAACAAGGCCAATGAGCGGGTGGCGCAAAACGTCAAGTGGTCCGAGAAGGACCCGAGGTATATGAAGGCCACGGGCGCCACTCCTCCCGGCAAGCCTGCCCTGACTGCGGAGCAGCGCAAGCGCGCCGAAATCCAGGAGAACATCAGGAACAACCCGCCCAAGAAGAAGTGGCACGGCGGGTACTAGGCACAAGTCACACGGCATACCCCCTGGTGCGTACCCCGCATCGGGGGGTATGTTGTACCTACGCCGAACGACCCGAACGCGAGGGAGAACGACATGGCCGAGAGCAAGCATGAGAAGTACGTGCGGCACATCGCCGACGCGATGAGGCAGCGTCGCGCGCACGACTTCTACAGCGGCCGGGGCGAGGACGCCAAGTACCTCGGTACCGCCATGCTGGACGGCGACGTGGGCCGCATCGCGGACGGCCTGCTCTGCCGTCACGGCCTGTGGCGTGAGGACGCCGTGGTCCAGAAGTACACCGAGGAGATCTGGGAGCGCGAGGTCAACCACCTCCTGACCCTGCGCCGCGAGGTGGCCCCGGCCAGCGTCTTCTCCGAATGGCCGCACCGTCACCGACACAGCGGGGGCACCGACTACTCCTGGTGGTTCCAGGCGGGCGGCGTCTACCTGCTCAATCTGGGCGCCCTCGTGGAGATTCGTTACCCGAACGGCGGCGTCAAGTCCAGGCTCCGTTTCCCCACCTTCACCCCCAAGGAGAACGCCCGATGAGCAACCAGCGTCCCAAGGCCAACGAACGTCCGCCCCTGCACGTGGAGGTGGCCGTGGCCATCCTCGTGGCTGGAGTGACCATCGCCGGTGGTCTCATCGCCACCATCTGGACGGAGGACTGGACGCCCGCCCTTCTCTGCCTCGCCATCGCGTTCGGTGTCGTGTTCGTCGCGACCTGCATCCCCCAGATCAAGGCCGCGATTGTTGCGGCCCGCAACGAACGAGACACCGAGTGAGCAGGCAGACGAGCCCGTGGCCCCACCGCGTCCTGTACGCGGTGGGAGTCCTCGTGTTCGGTACTGGCGTCCTGCTGGCCTACGTCGTCATGCACGACCTGAAGGCCCTTGGACCGTTCGGCGCCGTAGGCGGAGCTGCCCTCGTGCTGGCCGTCGCCGAGCACCTCACCTACCTGCGCATGCGGAGGGGCCGATGAGCAAGCAGGGACGCATGGGCCCCGCCCGCCTCGTGCCCGCCGTCGCTGGTGTCCTCGTGCTCCTGACCGCATGCGGCGGCGAGCCCCCGCCGGAGTACGACTACATCACCGTGTGCGTGGACAAGGGCACCACCGATCCCACCGACGACGTGCGCCTTGACGACAACGACCCCAGGTGCCCCGACTGGCTGGACGACAACGGCGAACCCGTCTGGGACTCCGAGGACGACAACGAAAGCACCGCCAGCCTGTGGGAGCAGCTGACCGGCGACGAGGACCACTCCGGCTCGTTCGTCTACATCAGCACCACCAGCGGCTACAAGGTGCCAGCAGTCGGCCAGCACGTCCCCTACGCCTACGGCGTCACCCCCTACCGGCCCGGCGTCCTCCAGCACGTCAGCTACGGGACCAAGGTCGTACCCAAGGGCGGCACCTCCAGCCCCGTCGTTCAGCGCGGCGGATTCGGCGCCAACCCGAACGGCTCCGGCGGTGGCTGAATCCAGCCTCTGCTCCCACTGCGGAAAGCACTGCCACGCGTCCCAGGGCGACGCACGCCGAGCCCTCGGACGCGTGCGGGCCCGCCGACACACCAAGGCCCGACGCGAAGGCAAGACGCTGCGTCGCGCCGAGAACCACATCTACGGCCCCTGCCCGCTGGGCTGGTGGCACCTGTCCAGTCATTGAGGAGACACCCGTGAAGATCGACTATGACACCGAGTTCCTGGAAGACGGCAAGACCATCGAACTCATCTCCATCGGGATGGTGCGCGCGGACGGAGCCGAGTACTACGCCGTGGCAGAGGACGCGCCCTGGGACCGCATCCTCCAGCACGAGTGGCTGTGCGCGAACGTCGTGCCGAGCCTGCCCGGCGTCGGCGAGGGCTGGTACTGGTCCATTGACACCAGGCACCAGGCCGTCAAGCCCAAGGCCCAGATCGCCGACGAGGTAGCGGCCTTCCTCCTGGAGCACGGCAAGCCCGAACTGTGGGCCTGGTACGGCGCCTACGACCACGTAGCGCTCTGCCAGCTCTGGGGCCGCATGATCGACCTCCCCGAGGGCATGCCCATGTGGACCAACGACATCCGGCAGGAAGCACACCGGCTCGGCAACCCCCAGCTCCCCGAACAGGCAGCCGGAGCCCACAACGCCCTCATGGACGCCCGGCACAACCGCGTCCGCCGCGCCTACCTCCAGCAGGCCGACAACGAGCAGCGCGTCCAGCGCGTCCGCTACATCTGAACAACCCCCAGAACACACCCCGCAAGGGACAGGGCAGGCCCCCCAACACCAACGCTCTCACCAGGGCCTGCCCGATACCCTGCACCCACCCGACCACGGAGGACCAATGAGCATCCCGCCCCCCACCGCCAGCCTGTACTCCTGGTGGCCCGCCACCCTCCAGCAGCCGGACGGCAGCCTCATCCGCCGGGCACGCGTCTACGTCACCCCCGAGGGCCTGTACGCCTACACGCGCATCCCGGAGGACGGCTTCACGCCCAACCACTACTGGCCCATCAACTGGGGCGCCACCGCCCAGCCGGTGCGCACCACGGCCACCCAGATGAACGGCCACACGATCACCACCGACACGGGGGTGATCACCATCCACTACTCCGGCCAGGGATGCGGATGCAGTCACCCGCTGAAGAGGTGGGCCCCCGGATTCGCGGGTAACGCCGTCAAGGACTGGCCGAGCGCCGGTGCAGAGTCGTGACCGCGACCGTGGCGGCGTGGCTGGTGTTCGTGCTGGCCCTGGGCGTCCTGTGTGCAGGCCTGTCGGGCGCCCGGTCCTCCGTGTATCGGGGAGACCGGTTCGGCGCCCTGCTGGACGTGCTGACGTGCGCGTGCGGCCTGGTGGCCATCGCGCTGATCGGCCCGGCGGTGATCGGGTGACTGCCGTGTTTGCGCTGGTCGCACCCGTACTGGCGAGTAACTTGTGGGTGACCGGATGACTGACACGGAGGCCAACGTTGCCCTGGCCCTCGCTGGACTGATGGCCCTCCTGGCGCTTGGCGGCGTCCTCGTCTGCATCGACGAGCCGAATCCGCCCTCCCGGCTCACCAACATCCTGTTCGGCTCTGCGCTGCTCTGCGGCGCTGCCATCCTCATCGTGACCGCACCGGAGGTGTTCTTCAGGTGATCTACAAGAGCGGCTGGCAGACCGTCGCCAACGACCACATCGCACAGTTCCCGAACCTGAAGGGACTCCGGGGACACTGGGTGAAGCTGAAGATCACCAACCTGGGCGCCAAGGCCGTGGTGGACGTGCACGACTGGAACCTGTGCAACCGATGCAACCAGGGGAAGGCCAAGCGATGAAGGACGAGGACGACACCGTGTTCGTCAGCGCCCACATGGCCCGGCGCTTCCCGATCCTGGCGCAGTGGACGCGCCACTGGGTGCGCATCGTCGGCGGCCGACCCATCCACAGTGGAAGCCTGTGCCGCAAGTGCAACGGAGGACGATCTTGAACACCAAGTGGATGACCAACGCGGTGGCGCTCACCGTGAACGGCCTCGCTGCCTACCGCCTCACTCGCCTGCTGACCCGCGATTCCCTCCCGCCACTCCCGGCAGTGCGCCAGCATGTCCTGGACAAGCTGGACGAGATTCAGAACGCCAAGGGCGCAACACAGGAACACCCGCTCGCCGAGCTGGTGCACTGCCCCTGGTGCGTGGGGTTCTGGGTGAGCGTGGGAGTGGTCGGTGCCGCGACCTTTGCGCCTCGCGCGTGGAGGCCACTGGCAACCGCCCTGGCCTTCAGCGCCGTGGCGGCGAACATCGCCGTGCGGGAGCCGGACGACGAGTAAGGGGTGAGCCGTGGGTCTGCTGGTCCAGGGTAAGAAGCAGGCCCGCAAGAAGAAGGGGAGCGGCTCAGGTCGCCCCCTCACGGCCGCCGGGCAGCGCGTGACGGGTCTCCCTACGGAGGCCCTCCGCGCCATTTCCGGCACCAGGCAGGACTGGCAGAGCCACGCCTGGGGCTACCGCGATGCGATCGGCGAACTCCGCTCCGGCGTCCAGTTCCTGGCGCGCGCCGTCTCTCAGGTCCAGTTCATGCCCGCCCAGGTCAACCCCAACGGGGACGACCCGATCCCGTTCGACTCCGACGAGTGCACGGTGAGCGCTGAGCTTCAGGCCGCCGCCGCCGAGGAACTCGCCCGCCTTCCCCTCGGTGCTGGCTACAGCTTCCTGGGCATCCTCGTGGAGAACCTGTCCATCCCCGGCGAGGTGTGGCTTCACGGCTACTACGACGAGGGTGACAACGAGTGCTGGCGGGTGCGCTCCACCGACGAGGTGGAGGTGACGCCGGACGGCCGCCTCACCATCAAGGAAGGTGGCGGCCTGCGGCGCGAGGTCAAGATCCGCGTGGAGGGTCTGGCCGGTGGCGACGATGACGACGAGCCCGAGGAAGACCTTCTCCGGCTCTGGGTGCCGCACCCCCGATACCAGCACCTCGCGGACTCCCCGATGCGTGCCCTCCTGGACGTGTGTGAGGAGATCGTGCTGTCCGGCATGGAGCTTCGCGCCGCCTCCAGGTCGCGTGTCATGGCCAACGGCATCCTGCTCGTGCCCGAGGGCCTCACCCTCCTGAACGCCCTCGTTCAGGATCGCTCCCTCGCCAACGACAACGGGTTCATGGCCGAACTCCAGGCCACCCTCCTGGCGCCCATCGGCAACGAGGGCGAGGCGGGCGCCGTCGTGCCTGCCGTCATCCAGGGCAACGCCGAGGACCTGGAGAAGATCCGCCACCTGAAGCTGGAGCGCACCACCTCGGACGAACTCCTTGACCGGCTGGAGCGCTGCCTGAAGCGCCTCGGGTCCGGCATGGACATTCCGCCCGAGATCGTGTCCGGCATGGCGGACGTGAACCACTGGACGGCCTGGCAGATCGACGCCGCCACCTTCCGGCACCACATCGACCCCATGACCCGCATCGTCGGCGACGCCTTCACTGAAGGGTTCCTCCGCCCTGCCCTGCTGGACCGGGGATTCTCCCGACAGGAGGTGTGGCAGATCCAGGTATGGCGCGACGCTGGCAACCTCACCGAGAACCCCAACCGGGGCGAGGACGCCAAGGCCGCATTCGACCGGGGCGCCCTGGGCTTCAAGTCGCTGCTGGAGGCCCTCGGGTTCTCCGAAGCTGATCTCCCCACCCCCGAGGAGTTCGCGCAGATCATCGCCATGAAGGGTGGCGTCAACCCGGACCAGAACGCCCTCATCCTCGCGGCCATCCTCGGGGAGCGCATCGTCCCGCCCGTGGAACACCCCCAGGTGGTGGACGCCGCGCCGGAGCGCCGCGCCCTCCCGCCGGGCGAAAGCCGTCCGGCTGGTGGCTCCCCGGGCAACGCTCCGGCACGCACCACGCCGGAGCAGGCCGCCGCACGCCGCCGAGGGTTCGCCCTCGCCGAGGCGCTCGTGGCTGCTGTCACCCCGGACCCCACCGCTGGGTGGACCGTGGACGAGGACGCTGGCCGCATCCTGCTGGAGCTGGACCGGGCACTCCGTGACCGGCTGCTGGTCGCCGCCGACGCCCTCATGGACCGTGCGCTGGAGCGCGCCGGATCGCGGGTGCGCAGCGCCGTGCAGCGCAACGCCGCCACGCGGGCCCAGTTCGCCGCCACGGCCCCGGACGACATCACCCGGTACGCCGCCCACGTTGGGCGCAACCAGTGCTTCGTAATGGGCCTGGACGCCCAGGCGCTGCTGGCCGACGCGTTCGACTCCCTCCAGGGCAAGTTCGAGCGCTGGACCACCAGCACCATCAAGGCCGTGGCCGCCGCGCTGCTGAAGGCCCTCGGGTTGAAGGGCCCGGACGCGGAACGGCTTCAGGAGCGCATCGTCATCCGCATGACGGCCCGCATGCCCACCGCGTGGGAGCGTCTGCGTACGGGCCTGTTCGGCGTGGCCGAGCGCTACCTGTTCACCCCGGACCCCGAGGAGCCGGTGGGCGAGCACTCGGACACCATCGTGCCGCCGTCGCTCATCCGCGCCGCCCTCGCCGAGGTGGGCGGCATGCCCGCAACCTCCTCTGGCCTGGACGATCGTGGCCTGCCCGTCGACAAGGAAGAGGCGCTGGGCGGCATCAGCAACGGCACCGCCGTGCTGGACGCCCTTGCCGAGCAGGACGCGCTGGTCCTCGGGTACGAGTGGCAGTACGGCATGACGCCGCTTTCCCGCCAGTTCCACCCCCACCGTCAGCTGGACGGCTACCGGTTCGCCGACTGGGATGACGCCCGCCTGGTGCCCGAGTCGCGGTACGCCTGGGTGGGCCCGCACTTCACCCCCGGCGACCACGACGGTTGCCAGTGTGACTACCGCCTGGTGTTCGCCGTGCCCGCCAGCGTCCAGGATGTGCCTGACCTCGCCGCCGTCGCCGATGTGGACACCGACCTGGGCGAGGAGACCCAGGCCATGAAGGACATCCGGGGTCTCGCCGAGGGCGACGACGCCGCCGGACGCCGAGGCACCACCGCCCAGCGGGAACGCGACACGCGAGACCTGTTGCTGGCGCTCCAGAAGCGCCACCTCACCAACGGAGGAACGAACTGATGGACGAGAACGAGACCACCCCCGAGGAGACGGCGGCCGGTATTCCCGTCACGTTCCCCGTGGTCATCGTGGAGGGCATGGAGACCAGCGACGGACGGTTCATCGAGCCGGGCGCGCTGGAGCCGCGCGCCATGCCTTTGCCGATCCTGTCGATGACCCGCAACCCGGAGGGCGGCGACGGCCACGCCGGTGCCGAGGTCATCGGCCGTATCGACGTGCTCACCCGGCACAACGGCCCGGACGTGATCAACCGACAGACCGGCCAGCCGTTCCCCGAGGGGACGTTCATCTGGTCCGGCTCCGGCGAGATCGACCCGGCCGCCGCGTCGGCCAGCCTCATCCGCAAGCGCTACCTGACCGGCAACTCTGCTGACCTCTCGGGCACGGAGGCCGAGATGATCTGGGGCCCGGAGGACGAGAACGGCATGGCCGATCTCGAACAGATCCGGCTCACCAAGGGCTTCATCTCGGGCACCACCGTGTGCCCGTTCCCGGCGTTCGCAGAGGCCTACATCATCCTGGACGGCGAGGAGATCACGCCCGCCGACGACATGCCCGCCGAGCTGGTGGCCTCCGCCTTTCCGTCGTGGCGCGCCGAGGGCGTGGGGGACGAGTGCCTGCCGTGCGCTGCTGGCGCCATCACCGCGTCCGCCGACACGGAGGAGAAGCTCCCGCCTCGGCAGTGCTTCGACGATCTGGACCTGGACGGCCCGACGCCGCTCACGATCGGCGACGCGGACGAGGACGGGTTCCGCGAGGTGTATGGACACATTGCCACCTGGGAGACCTGCCACATCGGTTTCCAGGGCCAGTGCCGGACCGCGCCCCGGTCGCGCACCCAGTACGCCTACTTCCACACCGGCGCGCTGGATGTGATCGACCACTTGGACGGCGAGGTCCGCTCCATCCCGGTGGGGCGCCTCACCTACGACTCGGGTCACGCGGACCTGTCCGCCAACGCCAGCGCCGCAACCGCGCACTACGACAACACGGCCACTCTGGGCGCGTTCGTCGTCGCCGGTGAAGATGATCACGGCGTCTGGGTCCACGGCGTCCTCGCGCCAGGTGCGGACGTGCAGAAGCTGAAGGCCACACCGCCCTCGGGCGACTGGCGGCCGGTGCGTGGCGGCCTGGAGCTGGTGGCCGTCCTGCACGTGAACACGCCTGGCTTCCCCGTGGTGCGTTCCATGGTGGCCGGTGGCGAGGTCCAGGCCCTCGTGGCCGCTGGTGCCCTGCATGCCAAGCCCCAGACCGGCGAGACGTTCCGCAACCGCGCGCCGTCCGCCGACGAGGTGGCGGACGCGGTGCTGGCCAAGATCGACCAGCGCAAGGAACTGGCTGACCGCCAGGCCGCCGCCCTCGCCACGCTGGACGAGATGCAGGAGCAGGAGCTGAAGGCGCGCAGGGAGCGCGCGCTGGCCCTGCTCGACTGAGACCGCAATGGCCCGGCGGGAGCCACCCCGACACCGCCGGGCCATTGCGCACCCCCACGCCGGGGGGTAGATTGACGGCATGACCCCATCCACCCACGCGGGCAAGGCCCGCACGCTCGTGATGCTGGGCGCCACGTTCGAACTGCGCAACCAGCTCAAGGAACTCGGCATCCGGCCCGTCTACGTGGACACGCCCGTGGACGCCATGGACGCCGTCCTCCAGGACCCCGAGGCCGTGCTGGCCTACGGCCCTGGCGTGTTCGGCCTGATCTGCTCCGGCCAGCCCGTCAAGGTCGTATCGGCGCATCGGTCCCTGGTGCTGGTGACCAAGCCGCTCCCGCCCCCCCGCCCGGCGCCCCTGCGCGCTGGCGAGTTCCAGGCGTTCACCGAGGACCCCGAGGCCCTCACCCGGCAGGCCGCCGTCACCCTGCGCGCCAAGCTTCTGCTCGTGCTGGACGAGCCGCCCAGCCGCGTCGCCCTCCAGGAATTGCTCCTGGACATGGCGCCCGACTACATCACCAACTGCCTGAAGACCAACACCTCGGATCCGCTGGTGGTCGCATCCACGGGTCCGTTGACGATCAAGCCCACGGAAGAGAGCAACGAATGAGCGAGGCAGACCCGGCGAACTACACCGAGCCGCCGATCCGCTACGAGGTCGTCCTGTCCCGGCCGGTCACCGAGGTGGTGTTCGTGGAGGGTGACGAGGCTACGACGGTGGAGGCCGCACAGGAGCTGGCCTACCAGCGCGCCGAGGGCTCGCTGTGCCACCAGTGCGCCGCCCACTTCTCGCTCGGCGACAACACGCATGACTACGTCACCGAGGTCTACGCTGCTGAGGACCTCGGTCCCGGCCAGACGCACGAGATCATTCACGACTATGAGGCCGAGGACCTGGACGCCCGCCTGAAGGCCGTGCGGAACTCCACCCTGGACGAGGTCGCCGGGGCGCTGGCGCTGCTGTCCACTGGCCAGCCGTCCGGCGAGGTCCGCAAGATCCTGCGCGAGGCCGCCGTGAAGATCCGGGGCGCCAAGATGGGTGGCGGAAAGGTGGATCTGCTGTGAACGAGTCGCTGAAGCCGTTCGTCGCCAAGTGCCCGGCCAAGTGCGGCGCTGACGTGCTGCTCTACTACCCGTCCAGGAAGTCCCTCACGGCCAAGTGGGCCAAGCCCGAGGTCCTGGAGATGGAGCCCACCACTGGCGGCACCTGGTCGGTGGTCGCCGCGCGCGCCTTCAACGGGGAGCTGCACATCATCAAGTCCGGTCACCGGATGCTCGCAACCAAGCTTGGCCCCGGCCAGCTCCAGGGCGCCCAGCGTCACGGCCTGGACCTGCACGAGCCGCACTCGACCTACTGCGCCAACGGCGGCCGAAAGCCCCGCAAGTAGCCTTCCCCGCTCGACCCACCCAAGGAGATAGCCGATGATCGACAAGGACAGTCGGAACCCGTTCCTGAACGACGAGCACTCGCCCGAGACCGTGTCCGGCGCCCTCTGCTCGCTGATCACCAGTGTGTCGCTCACGGTAACCGTGGACCCCCAGCTCTCCACGGCGTTCATCACCAACGCCCTGGGGAGCCTTGTTGCCCTGGTCGAGGAGGGCGACGCCAGCGCTGCGCTGCGAGCCCTGCTGTTCGAGGTGACCCGCTACGTGCACATCCACGTCGCCCCCGACGTGCCCGTGATCGAGAGCGAACGCAGTGCCGAACATGAGGCCATCCTGGCTGGGGACCCCCGGCTCCGCGTCCTCACCACGGCCGCAAACGAGTGGTTCAAGCTCACGTGCGCCCAGCGCGACGAGCCCGCCGGGAACGTCCTGAAGGCCATCCACAAGGAGGTGCCGCTCCTCCAGGTCCCCAGCGCCCTGTTGTACATCGCCACCGTGGCCGTGTGCAGCCTGGGCGTGTCCGTGCACATGCAGTACCTCGCGGACCCCAACGAGGACGAGGGCGGCCAGCACACCCACCTCTAACGCGTAGCCCCCGCAAGTTCCCCAGGCCCCGCTCTGTCACGCCGCTACGGTGTGCGCAGAACGGGGCCTAGTGGCGCATGCACCACCTAGTGGAGCGGAGCCCGGTCAGGACGCCTAGCGACCGGCCAGCAGTCCCTCACGACCGACCTACACGAGAGGAACCCACGATGGACTTCGAGACCATCCTGGAGCGACTCGCGGAGGCCACGGACGCGGAGCTGGGTGAAGCACTGGTAGCCATCGGCGCCAATGCTCAGGAGCTGCGTACGGGCACCGCGACACAGGAGAACGTTGAGCGCCTGGAGGCCCTGGCCACCGCGCGCAGCGCCATCCAGGCCGAGCAGACGCGCCGCGTGGAGCTGGCTGACCGCCAGGCCGCCGCCCTCGCGAACTTTGCCGAGGAGGACGGCACCGAGGAGGAGGCCCCGGAAGAGGTCGCCGCCGAGGGTGCCGAGTCCGAGGAGTCCGCCGAGGAGGACGGCGACGAGGAGGCGGAAGAGGCCCCCGAGGGCCAGTCCGTCACCGCCGGAGCCAAGCCCCGCAAGCGCATCGGCTCCATGTCGGCCAAGCGTGGTGGCAACAAGCCTCCGGCCAAGAAGAGCCGCGTCGTCACGACCGCACGAGTCCAGGGCAACATCCCCGGATTCGAGGCTGGTCAGCAGATCGACCGCGCCCAGCTGGCCACGGCCATGTCCGAGCGCTTCAACACGCTGAACCGTGCTGGCGGCGACGGCCGCTACCACGTGGCCCGCATCCAGTCCGAGTTCCCCGAGGAGCGCACGCTCACCAAGGACTCCTGGGCAGTCAACACCCAGCGCATCGAGGCAGCGACCGGCCAGGAGGCCCTCGTGGCCGCCGGTGGTCTCTGCGCGCCGCTGGAGACGGACTACGCCATCGCGAACGTGGGCGTCACCGCCCGCCCGATCCGGGACGCGCTCACGCGGTTCGGTGTCGAGCGCGGCGGCATCACGTGGCGGGCGCCGTTCGACGCGCTCACCATGTCCACGGGCCTGGGCGTCTGGACGCTGGCCAACGACGAGGCCGTGGGCGTCATCGAGGACCCGGACGTGCCGGACCCCACCAAGACCTGTTTCGTGGTGGAGTGCCCTGGCCTGAACGAGGCCACGATTTACTCCACGTACCTGTGCATGGAGTTCCCGAACATCACCGCCCGGTTCGACCGGGAGTGGGTGGACGCCACCAACCGCGCGGCGGACGTGGCTCACGCCAGGTTCGCGGAGAACCAGCTTCTCCAGCGCCTGCTGGCCGGTTCCAAGCACCTCACGGCGGCCAAGGCCGTTTCGGCCGTGCGTGACGTGCTGGTGAACCTGGACAAGACCATCGCGTACTACCGGTCCAAGCACCGCCTGGACACGATGGTCCCGCTCCGCATGATCCTGCCTGCCTGGGTGAAGGAGCTTTTCCGCGCAGACCTCACGCGCGGTTTCGCCGGTGACCTGGACGCGCTGGCCGTCGCGGACGCGACCATCCAGGGCTGGTTCCGGGCGCGCGGCGTCAACATCACCTTCCACCTGGACGGCCTCGCCGCCGACGCCACGGTGACCCCGAACGTCCCGGCTCAGGTGTACGCCAACGTCACCGCGAACTCGGCGATCCCCGGTTTCATCGACCGGATCGACGCCGTCCTGTTCGTCGAGGGCGAATGGCTGTACCTGGACGGCGGCATCCTGGACCTGGGCCTGGTGCGGGACTCCACGCTGAACGCACGGAACCGCTACCGCCAGTTCCAGGAGACGTTCGAGGGCGTGGCCTTCAAGGGCGTCGAGACGCTGCGCCTCAACATGGAGGTTCAGCCGACCGGCGCGACGGCGGGCACGATCTCCACCTCCGCATTCGTCGACTGACCGGCTTGGAGACCGGGGCCCGTTGCGATCGGACCCCGGTTCTCCTCAACCCCCTAAGGAGGGTTAGGACATGGTGATGATGTTCACCGAGGTCCAGCCGGTACAGGCCGCCGCTCCCGCAACGGGACTCCTGGTGTCGGCTGTGAAGCCGCCGCGTGGCGAGTCCGACGCGGACTGGGCAAACGGGTTCGCGTGGCGCACCGAGCGGTGTCCGGCGTGGCAGGGCTACGAGCCGTGCGACACGCTGGAGACGCTCCCGCCGGAGGACGGCAACGGCATCGAGTACCACCGGCCCGTGGGCTACCGCGTCCGGGACGAGTGCACCACGCTCAACGGGGCGTTCGATTCCGAGCGCGTGACCCGCATGTCTGAAGCCGTGGCCTCGCACGTGATCGCGGAGGAACTCTGGGAAGGCACGATCACCCAGGCGAACACGTACGACACGCGCGACGAGACCGGCAGGACCAACAACTACCTGGCGCGCGCCACGGCCACCACCGTGGGCACCGGGCCGTACCCGATCCACGAGGCCCTGGGCCTCCTGGAGGAGGCGGCGCGGCGTGACGCTGGCGGCCAGCAGGTCGTCATTCACATGCCTATCCGGCTCGTGCCGGACGAGGGCCTGGTGAAGGTCGGGAACCTGCTCTACACCCAGACGGGCGCGCTTGTGATCGTCGACTCCGGATACACGGGCACCGGCCCGGCCGGGCAGGCTGTCACGGACGAGGTCGCGTGGATGTACGCCACGGGGCCGGTCACCGTGCGCCAGTCCACTGTAGACATCGGCGTAGAGCCATCGTCCACTCTGGACAGGAGCACCAACCGGCGCACCGTCTGGGCACACCGGCTGTTCGCCGCAACGTTCGACCCCTGCACGCACTTCGCAATCCAGGCCGCCCTCCCGGGCGCGGTCTCGGCCTGACCGGGAGGACAGGAAGATGGCATACGACGGTTCCGGAACCCTGTTCGCACTGGGGACCCGGATCACCAAGCTGGGCTCCACCGGTGCTCCGCTCGTAGGCGCACAGAACGCCTACGTGACGGACGCCCTCGTGAAGGTCGATCTCGGCCTGGAGTACGAGGAGGGTGAGGAGATCACCCAGAAGAACGGCGCAGGCGTCATCTGTGTCGCCTACCAGGCGCCCAGCTCGCTGAAGCGCGGCACGGTCGCCGGTTTCCAGTTCTGCACCCCGGACCCCAACGTGATGCAGTTCCTCATTGGCGGCACGGTTCTGAGCAACACGGACCCGACGCCGGACCAGATCGGCTACGCCGCGCCCGAGGTGGGCACGGACCCCGTTCCCAACGGCGTGTCCCTGGAGTTCTGGACCAGGGCCATCACCGGCGGCTCGTTCGCGGCGGAACTCCCGTACTTCCACTGGCTCGTGCCGAGGGCGTTCCTGCGGCCGTCCGGCGCGTTCGCGCTGTCCGGTGAGGACCCCACCGTCCCCGAGTTCGAGGGCTTCTCCACGGAGAACGCGAACTGGGGCGACGGCCCGGTCGGTGACTGGGACTACGTCGCGCCGTTCGGCCAGCGCGTCTGGCAGTACGTCCGCGAGGCGGCAATCCCGGACCTGAGCCCGGCGTTCGTCGCTGTCGTCGCGGACGTGTGACCGGCAACAGATCACCCTTGGGTGGGTGAAGACGGAACGGGGCGCGACTCCAGCGCGCCCCGTTCCCCCACACTCCAGTTAGGACGGACGAACAGATGGCGTTCAGCAACACTTCCAAGCATGTGGCCCTGGATGCCATCGGCGCCGTGGCCACCTGGCTCTCCGTGCACACGGCGGACCCTGGCACCACCGGCGCCAATGAGGTGGCGTCATCGACGCGCGCCCAGACCACGTGGAGCCCGGCGTCCGGCGGCACCAAGACCGGCACCGTGGCGGCCATCGGCGTGCCTGCCGGTGCCACCATCACCCACTGGGGCCTGTGGACCGGCTCCTCCGGCGGCACCTTCCACACCGGCAACGTGCTTCCCGCCACCGAGGTGTACGGCTCCGCTGGCGTCTACAACGCCACCCCGACGCTGTCCGCCTGATCACCGAGGGAGGGGGCCACCCGTGACCGATTACGACCTGTACGGAGCCACCAGTGGCCCCGCTACCTCCATCGACGAGCCCGGCTCGCAGTACACGCTGGGCGTCGAGTGGTACACCACGGCCACCACGTGGCTGAAGGGCTACCGCATCTGGCGCCCCTCGGACGGCGGCACTCCCCAGCTGAACGGGCCCATCGTCGCCCGCACCTGGACGGCCGCCGGATCCGCTGTCGCAGGCACCGATGCGGCATTCACCCTGTCCGGCTCTGGCTGGCAGACCGTCCTACTCGGCACGCCCGTTCCGCTTCTCGTCGGCTCCGGCAACTCCTATCGCTCCGGCGCGCACTTCCCTGGCGGCCGGTACGCGGCGACGGCCGGGTACTTCGGCATCGGCGGAGCAGGTGAGGGCGGCATCATCAACGGCCCCCTGCGCGCACCGGACGCCGGGAACTCGATCAGCCTCATTCAGAACCTGTTCGCCGTTGGTGCGGCGATCACCTTCCCCGCCAGCGGCTCCTCCGCCAACTACTGGGTACAGCCGATCATCACCGACGTGGACCCCGGCGGGGAATCCAACAGCGGCGATGTCACCTCGAACCTGGGCCTGGCCTCCAGCGCGACCGGCTCCAAGACCGGCGTGGGTGCCCCGACCACGGCCCTCGGACTCGGCTCCAGCCTCGCTGGCGTCAAGCTCGGCGCTGGCGGCGTCGGCTCGGCGCTGGGTCTCGGCTCCGCTGTCGGCACCGGCGCCAAGACGGGCGTGGGGGCGGTGTCCTCCGCGCTGGGCCTGGCTTCCTCGGTGACCGGCGTCGCGGTATCGGACGGCAAGGCCGCGCGCTCCCAGGTCCTGTGTTCGTCCTGGGCCCTGCCCAACGACGTTCCCGCGACGGAGCGCGTCAAGCACACCGATGCGGAGTGGTCCCGGTTCCTCCTGTGGGCCTCCGAAATCCTGTACTACCTGTCCGGCCGCCGATGGACGGGCCTCGGGTGCACCGAGACCGCGACCTTGCGCAGCATGGACGGCAACGGCACGTGGCCGTACCACCCCTCCTGGGGCTCGTGCGCCTGCTGGAGCTACGGAACGTGGGACGGACTGTGGTTGTATCCCCCCGGCGTGAACGTGCGCCTGGGGCATCACCAGGGGCCCGTGGGCATCCAGCTCCCCATGTCGCCCATCGGCACCGTGACCCAGATCCTGGAGGACGGCGTCCTCCTCGCGCCCACCGCGTACCGCGTCTCCCGCTCCGGCTGGGTGACGCGCATCGACGGCCGCTCGTGGAACACGTGCATGGACACCACCACGATCACGTACACGTTCGGCGAGCCCCCGCCCGGCGCTGGCGTGGACGCGGCCGTAGACCTGGCGATCGAGCGCGCCGCCCTCTCTCGCGGTGAAGAGTGCGCCTGGCCGCGAACTGTCACCAGCGTCACCCGCCAGGGCCTTACGATGGAGATCGCGAACCCCCTGGACTTCCTTGCGGACGGACGCACCGGCCTGCCTGGCGTGGACATGTGGTTGGCCGCCGTGAACCCCACCTCTCGCGCCCAGCGGGGTAGGGTCTGGTCCCCTGATATCCCCTCCGCACACCTGTGAGGTACCCGTGGAAGAGCTGAAGAACGACGGTGACCCGTGGTCCCCCGTCGACGTGCAGGCCGCCGCCCTGGAGCCAGTTGAGGCGCCGGAGGAGCTGGAGGTCCACGGCGGCGACGTGACCGCCCACCTGAACCTGGGCACCGAGCCCACCGAGGAGGAGACCCCGGCCGCCGAGGAGGAAGGCGCCACCGAGGCGGAGGAGGCGGACACCGCCAAGGAGGTGGAGGACGTGGAGGCAGTACTGGCCGAGAAGCTGGCTGTCCTGGACGCCGCCAAGGCCCGCGTCCCGAAGAAGGCGGCCAAGAAGTGAGCGCGCCATTCAACGGCCTGGACGTGGCAGGCACCGGCCAGCGCATCAAGGACTGGGTCATCGCGCGGTTCGAGGAGTCGAGCCAGCCTCTGCCCGAACGGCGCTACTGCGCGCCCGGCGATCCCCGCTCGATCTCCTGGGACTGCGAACAGTTCGTGGTGGCGCTCGGCGGCATCGGATGGGGGCAGGCCTTGGATGAGGGCAGCACATCGGCGCGCACCGGCTCGCCGATCTCAGTGATGGGCATGCGGCACGCCGTCTACACGCTCCAGCTTGTGCGGTGCACGCCCCAGCCGGATGCCACCAAGCGGGAGAAGCTCCCCAGCGTGGCCGCTCTGGACGCCGCCGGTCTCGCGTTCATGCGGGACGCTGGCCTCTTGTCCCAGGCCATGCTCACGTTCGCCGCCGACATGTCCCAGCACCTCGGGCGAGATGCCCTCGTGCAGTGCGGCGTCGTTGAGCCGGTCGGGCCGGACGGGGGTTTCCACGCCGCAGAGGGCACGATCACCATCACGGTGGGGGCGTTGACCTGATGGCGCGCATGATCGTTCGCGCCTACCCGGGGCCCGTCACCATCCTGCGCCCGGAACTCCAGGCGTTCATCACGGACCCCAACGGCGACGTGTTCAAGGACCTCGTTCGCCGAGGCACCGTCGTGATGCTCGTGTCCAAGACGTTCGTCCGCGTCCGCACTGGCCGCCTGAAGGCGCTCATCCGCCTTCAGCGCAACGCCAAGAAGGCACACGTCACGATCGTCGCCGGACGCTCCGGCCTCACGCCTTACACGATGTTCGAGCACGACGGCACGAACCCGCACATCATCACCGCCAAGAAGATGCGGGGGCGCGGCAAGAAGCGCCGACAGGGGATGTTGCGGTTCACTGTCAACGGACAGGTGGTGTTCCGCCGGTCCGTGCGTCACCCCGGCACGACGGGGTCTCAGTTCCTCGTGCGCGCCCTGCCGTTCGCGGCCGGGTAGATCCACCACCCACCCAGTCTGGAGACCCTGGTGAAGACCTACGGCGGCAACGACACCGCACCGCAGGCGTTCCCGTTCGCGCTCGTGGTGACCCGCGACGACGTTCCTGAGACGCACGAGTTCACGGCCTCGCCGCGCGTCGGTGCTGGCGACATCCTGCGCATGCTCCTGTTGGACGAGGACAAGCCTGAGGCTCAGCTGGAGGGCCTGGCCAAGACCATCGCCAAGTCCATCTCGGACAAGGACGGCGAGGTCCCGGCCAGCTGGAAGCCCGAGGAGCTGAAGCGCCCGGAGCCTGCACCCCAGAACGCCTGGGATGCCAGCCACGGCATCGTCCGTGACGAGCCCGGCCTGGAGCCCTCGTACCGGGGCCCGGACGGCCGCATCTACCCGTTCAGCGACACCGCAACCCTGGAGCGCTGGATGGACCAGAGCCGGTGGACCTCGCGCCGCCGGTGGCTGCACATCCTCATGGAGGACGACGCCGTGTTCATCCGGCTGTCCACGCTGGTCGACATCTCCAAGGACTTCATCGCGGCGAGCACGGGGCACCCTACGGCTGGGTGAAAGTGATCGTCACTCTCACCCAGGACCCCGTTCTCCATCCGTACCTGGCGGGACAACTCGCCCTGAACAGAATCACAACGCGGGAACCCGCGAGTGTGTGGCTGCACGCCGTGTACGCCATCGTGGCATCGGCACCGATGGACGTGCC